TATAGTTTAGGCATATACCATGTAAAGGTCGGTCTTGCACTAATGAACCTATTAGGGAACTCTTGAATAGTTCGATATTTCCCGCCATCATCGGTTATTATCTGTTTAAACAAGATATTTTCATTTGAAGCACTTGGCGCTCTGTTATCATAAGCATAAGCAGTTCCTATATTGATTGGCATATCTGTATATATGATTGGTGTTGAACTTACTAAAATTTCCATTATGTAAGCATCACCACTCCAAGCGGGAAGAGGGTTATCCAGAAAAATATCACACTGAAGCATCTTATGAGACATATTATCTTTGAGATTAATTTGTTTCTGAAGTATACCAAACCCATTAGAATCTAAATTAACAACTCCCATTTCGATTGATTCTCTTATTTCATGAATTGGCATTATTTTTTCCTCCCTTTGCGATATGCTTTAGCCATCGCTTTAAGATTCAATAAACCTTTATTTTTACCGGACTTAAAGCGAATTTGATTCTTTTTCTTAGATGTGTAAATATTCCACTTTGAACGCTTTCTTTTCTTAGGAGCCTCTATGCTTTGACTCACGGCTTCAACATTCATGTTTTCGGTCATATCTGCCACGTTGCCACCGGTTGGGACTAATGTTTCACCCGCTTTAATGTAAACGCTAAAACTAGGCGAGCCTTGAAGCAGATATGCTTGATATGCTGGAATCGCTACCATATCAATTGGGAATACTGTTTTGTCATCACCAATAATTAAACCAGTCACTCCACCCAATCCGGCACCAATCGCTCCACCTGCAGGGCCAAAAACAGAACCAATTGCTCCACCTAAACCAGCGAGAGCCGTTGCCGTTTCGACTTTAGACTTAGCCGATTCGGTTTTAGATCTAGGCAATTAAACCACCTCAAAGGTCGGTGGCTTGTGCAAGCATTTCTTTGAGTTCGTCTTTTGTGACTTTAACAGGTTCGGCAATAAGCATAACATCAAGTTCAAGTGTAGTATCTCGATAAGATAAGCATTGATTTGTTGAAATTCCTACTAATACATCAGACACAACAACATAACCTTCGGGGTGAAGGTCGGGTGTGCCTAACTGATAATATTCAACGGTCGTATCAACCGGAGTATCAAAACCAGTAGGCATTGAACTAAAGGTAGTAAATTCGGCATTAAAGAACAAATTCGGAGAACCTATTCCAGTATCAACGGCGCTCTCATACGCTGTTGTTGTTCCTATAATTTTCATAGTTCCTAAAATAACATTTCCGGGCGTAAAATTTGAACCTACAAGATTCATATTAAACACTCCCGTTTCGGCTTGAGTTGGATCTCTTACCTGAATTCTCATTTCTTTTATCGCCAATCCTTGATTATTTACTACTGAAACATAATCAGATAAGTCCACTCTTCCATAAACTACATCTAAATCACCAGAAGCGTCTAGTGTAAATTGTAATCTGTCTCTTAAAATTAGGTCGTTCTTTCCTCTCGCCATGAACCTATGATGAAAGGAGAAGTAAATAAATATAAGTGCTAACACTAATCTTGAACATCTGCGCTAAGATGCGGGTAAAATGGGGCGTAGTCCCATGAATCTGCATAAATATTAACTCTAAATAGAATTAATAATGAAATATATTATATATTACCCCGCCTTGGATTAAATCATGAGCAAGAAAGATTTCCCAACCCGAAAAAACTCGCATGATAATTACAAAACAGATCAATGGATTCTAAAAATGTTTGATGGATGGTTTGACCCATGCCCGTTAAATCCCGATTGGACATATGATGGACTTAAAATACAGTGGCCGAATCGCACTTTTGTAAACCCTCCATATAGCGACCCTTTACCGTGGGTCGAAAAAGCAATTGAAACCTCAATTCAAAATCGAACCGTAGCGCTGTTATTAAAACATGATACTTCAACAAAATGGTTTAGAAGATTGCATGAAGCACATGCTCATTTTTTACCTATTATCGGGCGTTTAAAATATCAAACTTCTAGAGCTTGCGCATTTCCTAGCGTAATAGTAATTCTTGAAGGGGTGGATTTATGAAATGCACAAGAGATCATGAGCGATGGATTACTAGATTAAGAGGTCATGGTTTTTCACAACAAGAAATAGGCCAAATGTTAGGATTATCTCAACAAGTCGTAGCGTATAACCTTAGACAAATGAAAATAAGATTTCAGAAAAAATATCCAGAATTGTTTGAAGAGGATGATGCCTAATGGGAAGAAGAAGAGTGAAAGAAAAAAACATCCCGATGAGTCTTTCTATGCCCTATCGATTGATACAAAGGCTTGATAGTGAGTTGGGTTATCAACAATCCCGTTCAAAGTGGGTGCAAGGGGCAATAAGAGCAAAACTTGATCATGATTTTGATTTTGGTTCGATATCTTCAATGCGTCTTTTAGTTATGTTAAGAAATAGAAACATCATTAATGATGAAACATTTAGAGTATTGAAGCAAGTTGCGGAAACTGAAGAAGTACAATGAGATATAACAATCTTTCACACCAAACAATTCTTTCGTTTTGTTTTTGGTCTATTGGTGCTATTGCTTCAATTCCTTGAGTAATTTTTTCAACTCCCTGATTTCTTTTAGAATTTTTGTTAATACTTCATGAGTGGACATAATATCACAACGTCAAAACATTTCCATTATCCGCGTGTTTAATTGGTGGCCATTGATCTCTTATTGCTCCCGATTCAACGCCCTTAAACAATTCTAAGCGAACCCATGATGGAATCGCACCATCAACCGTGTTCGGTTTACCAAATGCTTCTAAGTTTGGCACCATTTCTCTCGCATCTCTCGCCATACGACGCAAGCGAGCAGGAGTATTGGTGTTTTGAGGTTCTTGAGAATCAGTATTAACAAAGAAGTTTGCTAAATTAGAACCTGAAATCATTAATTCCGGCCTTACTCCGCCGTATTTCCACATTGGGAATGCTTGACCTACATTTCTTGAAGGTTGAATAAAACGCCCATTTCTCATAACTGCTCCAACTTGTGCAACGTGGTCTTCACGGATAACACCCATGCCATATGTGACTAAAGATACCTTTTTTGATTCAACGGCACAATACATTGTAATTGCTGGGTTGTAAAATTGTATATCGGGGTCGCTTCCGCTATGAAATAACACCGTCAAATATAGTTTAGGCATATACCATGTAAAGGTCGGTCTTGCACTAATGAACCTATTAGGGAACTCTTGAATAGTTCGATATTTCCC